GTTGAATTTCTACAAGATGCTTCTGCGTACACTAGACACTTACAGCACTCCAGTTCTTGTTGCCACCATTCAAATTGTTCTTGCCAACTCTCTTCGGTTGATTCACCATTAGGAGGATCATTTGCTTGGAGTTGTGGTATTGTGAGTTCAACTGGAGGGCAGTTACATAAAGTAGGTCCAGTAGGTCCAGATTCTCCCCCTTCTTCCGAACCGATAGGCCCATCATCACCATCAATTGCTACCAACACTGCTCTTCTTTGCTGATCTTTTTCTCCGTATATACCAACAATAACCGGAATGTCTAATAAATTTTCCGCTATAGAATTTTCTTCGAAAATTAATATTTCTCTTCCTTCGTTATCAACATAGAAAGAGTCTATTTTAAATAGTTTATTATTATTTACAGTTCCTATGAATTGTACATGTTCATCAGGTTTTGGCAATATTTGGGAAAATGAGTTAGACGAATTCGATCCCAAGTAATTGATTACTCCAAATTTTGGAGTTTTCTCTGCTAAAGAAGATACTTCTATTTGTGGTGTGTAGATGAAATTTTCTGATTTGTAGTTGTTAATTCTATCAGATTGCGATGTGGTTGCTGCTAGATCACCCTTTACCACTTTTTTATCCTCAAAAAACTCTACAAATGTATATGTTGAGGATAGATTAATATCATCAATACCAATGTGTTCATCCCTATAAATCGCATCGGATACAGTGAATGAACTATTTTTGGCAATACCCTTGAATATAGTTTTTATATACTGATAATCCTGTTCATCACATGAACTATAATCAAAATATATTTCATTGTCCTTTATCGTTACATTAGGTGAACATTTTATGGTTTTATTTGAACCGGAGAGACTTTCCTGTGTGTCGAAAAATTCCAAACCATAAAATACATCATATAAGACCAAGTTAAGGGCATTATTTGAAGTTAAGTTATATGATCCCTTTTTGGTGTTTCTGTGCATTTTTATCAGGATCCGATGTAGTTTACAGTTTGACTTCCACTGTTGGTTCTTACATAGATCAGATTAGCGTTTCCTAATTCTAAGAACAGACTTTCTCCCGGACTCAGAGGGTATCCATTATTAATATTCCGTATAAGACTGGTCGCACCAACGAAAATATCAGACGTATTGTTGGCCGCTGCCTTTACTGTAATCCCTGCTCTGAGAACAAAGTTTGGACTCATCTGGACTCCACTATCTTTGGAACTAACAGTTTTGGAACCAACGAATAATGATGTCGGTCTATTAATTTGATTTACTGTTACGTTTGCCGATCCATTCTGGAGATCCGTCCTGATCGTGGAAATTGTGGCTGTGTTTGATGCAACAGTATTTAACTTGGAATACAGATCACCAGTGGTTCCAAGTTGATTTAAAATATCGGCATCATCAATTTCTAGTGCAGAGTTATTGACATTTACGTTTAGTGGTGAAGTAGCTGCAATTTCAACTGCTCCGTTATTTTCTCCCCTAACAGTCAACGGAACATGACTAGATCCAGTATAACCCTGAACTTTTAATGGTGGTTCGGTTGCATTTGTTACTCCAGTGACAGCAGAAACATTTACTGTTGCATTGATATTAGCGTTTGTGAACGCAACCTTAAGTGCATCACCTGATGCTCCTATTGTAACACCAGTACTAGAGAATATTCTAGATGGTACAAGTTCTCCCTGATCAAATCCCATAACCTTAACCGCGTCGGTTGCAGCAGTTAATTGTCTACCACCACTTACTGTGACGGTTCCTGTGACACCAACATCGTCAAACGCCGAAGATAAGTGTCTTCCTCCTGTCACAACGACAGGCCAATGTGATCCACCCGGAGTTCCCGCAGTCACCGAACCATAACCGATAAACAGTGCCTCTCCAGTTGGACCAACAATACTAACTTTATCTGTTATTGATATATCACCCGTTACCTTTATTGGGTATGCTCCAGATGCTCCTTGAACATAACCCGTAACACCAATCAGACCTGTTCCGTCTGTTGATCCCGCCACTGCGAGATATTCCATAGTGATGCCGCCGGCGTCTCGAACGAAATGATTTCTTATCTCAAATCCACCAGTTCCCCGAACCTCACCGCTTATACCTTGTATACCACCAGAGTTTCCACTCACAGTTACGGGTAGGGGATTATTGGCATAAATTCTATCTGTCTTAGTTTCATCACCAAATGCCAACTTTATGATTTGAACATGGGATTGAGTGAATCCGATTCCAGAAGTGCCGTAATCGGTGGCAAATTCGGCTGTGTTTCCAAATACTTCAAATATAACATTGTCTGTGGTATCGGGCATCTATATTTCTCCGGTGAGTATAGATATATATAAACCAAATTTTATGTTGACATATTCTATTTTTGAGTTATAATAAACGCATGATATTCGACACCGAAACCAAATCATCATTCTCCAAAAAAGTGGAGGATTATGTGATCAAGACAGGATGCCAATATATGGATTCGGTCCTCAAGTTGTGCGAGGATCATAATGCAAAGTACTTGACAAAACCAATTAAAGAGAAGATAATGTTAGAAGGACAGGAGATCAATCTTGTCCCTAAAACATCTAGTAAACTATTTTGAGGCGGGGAGTTCCCGTCCGTAACACAGTTCTGAGGGAGATCCTCAGAGAAAGGATTCCTATATGGGATTTTCAGATTTAAAGAAGAGTTCGCGTGGTTCAATGGATTTTCTCCAGAAGAAGTTGGAGGAAAGTAAGGGGTCTTCTAGGCAGAAGGATGAGCGTTTCTGGAGGCCAGAACTGGATAAGTCCAGCAATGGTTATGCAGAAGTTCGTTTCCTTCCTTCTCCTGAAGGAGAAGATCTTCCTTGGGTGAAGTTGTACTCACATGCGTTCCAAGGATCAGGTGGATGGTATATTGAGAACTCTCTCACTACCATCGGGAAGAAGGATCCAGTTTCGGAGATGAACAGTCAACTCTGGAATACTGGTCTTGAGAGCGATAAGGACATCGCTCGTGAGCGTCGTCGTAAGTTGAACTACATCTCTAATGTGTATGTGGTATCAGATCCGGCGAACCCTCAGAACGAGGGTAAGGTTTTCCTTTACAAGTATGGTAAGAAGATCTTTGATAAGATCAACGAAGCCATGCAGCCAGAATTTGCAGATGAAGAAGCAGTCAATCCCTTTGATCTGTGGACTGGTGCAAACTTCAAACTCAAGATTCGTAAGGTTGCGGGATACGTCAACTATGACAAGTCTCACTTCGATAGTGCAGGTGCTCTCAATGAGTCTGACGAGTACCTAGAGACTGTCTGGAAGTCTCAGCACTCCCTACAGCAGTTTGTCGCTGATGATCAATTCAAGAGTTATGATGAACTCAAGTCCCGAGTCAATGATGTTCTCGGTGGGGATCTTCGAGGTAAGGCGGGAGATACTTCCACTGCGGAAGACTTCTCCAACAAGTCGGAAACTTCTACGGAAACTACGACTGAGAAGGAGCCTGCTTCGGAAGGTGAAGAGCAAGACGCAATGTCTTTCTTTGAAAAACTTGCTAACGATTGATTAGGATAATCTTTGTCTCCAAGAGGGTAGACTGAATATTCTATTCCTAAAATGGAAAGAGAAGGAATTCGATCCCGCTCCACCTCCGGCCGCACTAGGGCCGGAGGTGGTTTGTTTTACTTGAGGAGGGGTTTGACGAAAGGGTTTAGTATCAATAGTAGGTTGAGATTGTTGCATTTTTATAGATCTAATAGAATTGGCTGCCGTCTGCGATTCATACAACGCTCTTTCTTGCAGAGTGGTATTGGCCAGAGATGTGATTGATTGACTATTATCTGGTCCAATTTTTAGTTTACTCTGATTAAATGGAATAGCCGACTTTGATATAGAATCAAATGAACTTTTTAATGAAGTAGATCTAGGTGAGTCTATATTTGTATTTACTGTACCGGATGAACTTAATGAAGAAACTTCTTCATTTTGTGGTAATCCATAATTCATCATTTTTTCAGGTAATACAGATTCCGGTCCGGATTCTCCTATCATAGCCAAAGTTGGTGTGTTTACCATCCCACCATATTCCAACATGGGTATTACGCTATTTTGCCGTGTTATGATGTGATTCATGATCTCTTTTGTGCTTTTCAGAACATTTTTTCCTCTTTCAAACACTTTTATTGCAGGTGAGTTTTCTAGAAGTGACTGCACATTATTTGTGTAGTGTCTATTTTCTTTTGTAAACTGACCAGTATTTCTTACATTTACATCGGAGAACTTAGAGATTGTTGGTTTTGATACTTTTATATTACTTATAGATGAATCAATATTTTCGTTTGCATTGTTGGTTTCATTTTTTATAAAAGGAAGATTGATTGATTTTTTTATATAATTTGGACTTGTAGTTTTATTTTCATTTCTTGTTGATGATATGTTCTGAATTAAAGAATTCATATCGTTTCTGTTAAATACGTTCTCAACGGAGTTCATGTTGTTTTTATTGAATACATTCTCAACGGAGTTCTTATTTTTCGTTCCTTCGACAATATTTGTGATATTATTTTTGGAGTTATTTCTATTGATAATTGATGTGTTCAGAATGTTCTCTAACATTTTTCTAGTGTCATCAACAATATCAATACTACGATAGGAATCTGAAATCTGCTTAGTTTCCCTAGAAGATTCGGGAGACTCTTCTTTATTAAAGGTAATTTTAGGCTCATTACCCTCTATCTGTGCAGAATCAATATTTGGTAATTTAGTTTTCAATGGGAATATTGATAATTTAGAAAACCCCCCGTCGTTTAATGAAAGGTTATCTTCTATTAGATCAGTTACCTTATTCTTTAGTGGTCTAGATGTTTTTATAAGATTGGATAATTTTTGTTTCATGGTTGGTTTGCCTGTCTTATTCTTGCGTTTTCTTCTTCAATATATCCCCTCACTAATGCCACATATACGTCCCGTTCCCACGGTATTAAATTTTCAATCTCGGTTAATGAGTATCCATGAAATTGCATGAGATTAAAATTTAATTTGTATAAGTCTACTAGACCAATGTAACTGAGGGAAGTCCGAAAAAATCCTGCATTCCTTCCAGTGTTATAGTTTTATCTTTTCCATTGGCATTTGTAAATTTCAAATCGTAAGTGAATTTTGGTATGTCTTTAAAATAGTTTAAAATCTTATTGAACTGAGTTTTATTCATTGATTCTAGAAAATCTTTTATTTCCTCTACTTGATATGAGGTCGTATCTATGGTTTCGGTGGGTGTCTGGATTTTAATTAGACACTTTGATATCAAATCATAGTAGCCCTCACTCGTTTCCATATTTAGAGAAGAGTCTAAAAAGTCTTTTAATATTGGGTATCTTAAATTTACTATGATATCATCACTAATTTTAATTTCACCATCATTAGGTTCGTTTGATATTTTTATATCATCAATGTTTATTTTTGTTGATATCAGTTCCCCCGTATCATTATCCTCAAAACTTAAATGAATAATTTCACTTACAGATCTTGCTCTAAGATTGAGAAATATATTTTCAACATCAAATATTGGAAGTTGCAGTGGATCATCTATTGACTCACAGCAAGACATGATAATATCTGCCACTGCTTTCATTACTAATTTAGGATCATTTTCCTCCAGTGCTAGTAAGAGGGATTTCTCCTCCCTTACCAAAAAGGGTCTGAAATGAATAGTTTTCCCGTTACTATTCAATTTCATTGAATATTTCGGAGCGGTTTTAGTTAATAAATCTGATAACATAATTTACTCTCAATCTTACTTTGTTGGTTTCGTCTTTGGTCTTGTCGTGTAACTTCCCCCATCAAAGAAATACTCGGTGCAATTAAACATGACTTCGTATCTCATTGTGGTATTTTTACTGGTTACATCAAACTGTAATGGTAATATCTGTACTGGATATGCCTCTAGGAATTTATAACTCACCCCATATTCAAAATTCTTGTCCACGGGCCTAAGATTGACGTATCCCGCAGATATTGCTGGATTGTAGTCTTCAATATAATCAGAAAATGGATTTATAATTATATCCATCCAATACTCGAACCACCCGTTTATCGCCGCAAAATCATCCTCAAGGAAAGACATGGTAAAACTACCATATTTTCTTCGAATAGGTATTTTTCGTTTTATACCATAATAAGAAAATTCATTAACTTCAAACTCTCTTGTTGGTGTGGTAAATGATTGACCAAGACCATAGGGGTATGCACTAGGATTTAAGTTAACTACAAGAACACCCCCAGATCCATCAGGTATACCCAGTTCTATATCAAAATAACCAGGCAGTTGTGGTCTGTAATCTTGTAAATTATTTAGTAGTGTATCGGAAAATGCCATTTATTTGCTCTTTGGAAAAAGGTGTTCTTCAGTCAATATAACAAATTTCCATCCTTTATTTTTACAGTAATTCTCTGCTGCTTTCCACTTACTAGTATTTATTTCGAATGTCATACTCTCTCGTATAAAATTTTTATTAGTTGCCTTCTTTTTTGGAGGCCTCACTGTTTGTTTTTTTGGCTTAACCTCTATAAGTAGGGTTTCTATTTGGTTGTCGTTAGTTTTTACCTCTGCTATGAAATCAGGGAAATATCTATGACCTTTATTGTCTTTCGGAGAAATGTATGGTATTGCTAATTCTTCGCTTCCCCATCTCAACACATTTTCATTAAAATCCATCCATTTACATACTTTTCTTTCCCATAAAGATCTACAAATAATATTTGTAGGATTACCTATATACTTTGAGGCATTTTCTGGAATATATCTTGTTTTGTATGCCATCCTTATATCTATGATAATTAAGAAGGAAAACTCCCATGGCGGTAAAACTCGAATATCCACCAAAAAATTCTACCCATAATTTCTCTTCTTCTAATTTTCAGCCGGGAAAGAGCAAGGTTCCACTTAGATTAGAACTTTCAGCAGAACAGTACAGTAATAATGCACAAACTAGAGCAAATGGTGGAGAGGAATTAGTTAAAATAATTCTCCCTCAACCCACAGATGGAATGAATAATTCAATTTCCCATGCGTATAATCAATCTCCCGCAAAAGAAGAGGCTCTTATAGTTAAAACATTTTCTGGGGAGGGAAATCAAATACTTAGAGATATTAGTAACTTTTTTAGTAAGCAGTTTGAGGATGCCAAAACGACGTTTGGGGGTGTTGATTTTGGTAGAATTCCTGCTGATATGAGTGAGAGTACATATAGTGGTAGTGATAAGAGAGGATGGAACTTCACATGGGATCTGGTTGCACTTTCAAAAGCAGAGTCAAATGCATTAGTGACGATAGGAAATCAATTGACATCATATTCTTTGCCAGGAGCATCGAATACAACTGACAGGGCAGTAGCACCTCCAGTATGGAGAATAAAAGTTCTCTCTGATAATGGACAATCGACAAGAAAAATTACTAGATCACTCTTAGGAGATCCTAAACTCTGTGTTCTTACCAACTGTGTTCTTAATAGAGATACCACATCATTATTTGCCCCATCAGGAAGTAATAATTTTCCCACACCACTATCCATGCAGTTAAAATTGAATTTTCAAGAAATAGAACCTGTATACGGACAGGATGGTAGAATTAGATCCAGAGCAGAAATTCGTTCCGGAGGGAGTTGGTCTAATATAGACTAATAATACTATGGGATACCTTAACTACTTACCAAAATTTAAATATACTCTAGCAAAAATTACCACGAATGTTTCAGACGTATTCCGAAGGGTCGCGTTTACTCAAAAAAGTAGAAAAAACCCTCAAAACTATTCCGAATACACAAGTCAGGGTATAGAAACACCGAACAATCTTGCCGGATCAAAATTAAATAATCAAAATTATTACTGGCAAATTTTAATGATGAATAATATTGTATCTGAAGAGGAATACCCACAAGATTATAACGTGTATAGTAAGACAGTAAACACCATGAAAAATGGTACTTCACTTTCATTCTATGAATTTTTCGGAACAACACCTAAAGTTGGAGATTTAGTTTTTCCAGCATCCACCGGGGGTAATACCCTCGACTTTGCGAGTGGTGGTGTAATATCAAATTATGATTCCATTTTAAGAAAAATTGACATGGACTACATTTTCGGTGAGGGATTTGGAGGAGCAGGTAAAACTGCCGCAGTTTATGGGTTCGATAATAATAACCAATTAATTAAAAAAGATATAAAACAGATTACATTACAAAGCACAATAGATGATTCCGTTTCTTATTTTTTCGACAGAGATGATAGAGAAACTTCCCCTTATTTTAAGCCTACTGGTTTTACCGGAGGTTCTTTCTCGAACCCATTAGCAATTACTCCAGGCGAAGGAACATTATTGCAAGTATACATGAGTGGGGGTGTTCTCCCCACTGGATATTTTTACCGATCAGAGTTACAAGACTATACCGACGAGCAAATGGCCAAAAGAAAAATAAAAATACCACCCGAACAAATAGGAGATCAACTTGATAGAAACGCGGAAATATTGTTAAGGGAGGGACTCCGAGGAGATGAGTATGTGGGCGGAAGTGATACAATCATAGTTAAGATTGGTTCTAGCACTACATCACGGTCTTCATCTGGAGACACCCCAACACAAAATCCGGCTTCAAGTACATCCCCAGGCATTGGATATTAAGGTAAATAATGAGTGAATTTTCTAACCAAACTATAATAGAACGCGCTATCATTAGAAAAATAGATGGCTCAGAACTAAATCTAATTTCGCAGAATCAAGGCAACACTCCATTTTTCCGTATGCTTATTCAGGAGAGTATGCTTCAACCATCAGTTTCTGGAACTCTGTTTGTTCAGGATAAGGGTTCATATGGAGAAAGCATAAATTTTGTGGGTGGGGAAATTTTTGAAATTACCATTAAAACCCCAGTGACAGAAGCAGATGATAATCTAGAGTTTCCGAACGATCAATTGGGTTTAGTTTCTAGTAACAACTTGGTACAAAATTTAAAGTTTCATATCCATAGAGTCCAAACCATAACAGATGATGCTACTTTGGAAATAGATGCACAACAGGGCCCTGCAACAATGTGGATGTTGGAGTTTGGTCCTTATGAATTAACTTTGTTTAACAAGACAGATCCTGCATTCTATAATGGAGAATTCATAGGTAAAATAGCGGACGAGGATGGTGAAGGTCTAATGAATTACTTTGCTGATAGGTATTTCAACCCATCAGCAACAGAGAATAGTAGTTCGCAAGAACCTATGGATATAGAACCCACACTAAACGCTGTTTGGCTCAAGGGAAATAATGCTTCATATCCGGGAGGTAGAAGAACTTCCCATCTGGAATTAGGAAGACTTATAAACTATGTCGTAGAGAATTCTGTGTCTGAAAATAATCCAAGTGCTGTTAACTATATGTTTTGGCAGGATCTCAATAAGTGGCACTTCAGATCAGTAGATAGTCTTATAAATGAACAACAATCTCCCAGAACTTATAAAATAAGCACGGATAAAAACGGAAAAGACGTACTTACTAATTTTATGATAACCAAGCAGTTAGATCAATCCGAACTCATAAACAGCGATGCATACAAGGCATTTTACGTCCATGTTGAACCAAATTATGATGATCCATATTCAAGTTATATGCCCGTAAACGATAAGATAAAAAGGGAACGAATAGATTATGATTACACAGTGGATTATGACAGTTGGAGTCATGTAGAATCTAATCAAGTTCTTCCAGATTCTCTTAAATATGATAATTCAGACGCTAATGAAATTGAAGATGATATAAATGGTTGGTTCAGTGTGGATGAGTATAATGATTACTCTGACACAAAATTTGATTATTATAAAAATGATAATCACAAAAATACAATGAAGTGTTGGCAAACTAATTTTGATCAAACTGATCTAGATTATGAATTGCTCAAGAAAATACGAAATGGTGTCATACTTCCCGCAAAGTATAATTATGATCTCTACGTCAAGAAACGACTACTAAAAGAAAAATGGAATGTATACAAATACGCAATTTGCTGTGATAAACAAGCAATTCAAGTAGCCGAAGGAGGAGGAGGAGCGAGAATCCTAGGCTGTATCACTGGATTCGAGAGATATTCCCTACCCGGAGACACTGCGGGCGAAGGTGCCGGAAGAGTTAGGGAAATATGGAAGTACAATTGGGCTCCAGTAGAGATGTGGCCCACAGAAGAAGTCTTCAATCAAGATGAAGTAGAAGCAGGAATAACATATAATGATGAGGGTAATACCTATGAGATAGTTGGCCAGCAAGGACCATTCACAGTGGTGAAGTTACCCCAGCAACCTGGCGTGACTCTCGAAGCATATAACTTAAATGAGTTAACAAATCAATGGGATCGTGACTACTATAACGATAGCAATTATATTGGACCAGGATATAATGCACAACACCTTCAGATAGTAAATGGATTGTATGATAAGGCCTTTTCAAGAGATCCAATAGACGAAACCGTACAATCTCAATTCTATATGCCTATTGGTGGAAAACTAATTCAAACTTCAGCGGGAGGAATGGAATCTAGGCCAATTAATCTTACTTACGTCGGAGTGTGTCGTTTTGAGGTAGATCCTCAATTGGTAGAATTATTCGAAATTCCCAATGATCTCTCCATACTGGGAAAAACGGGTGCAGAAGGAACCACACAAGGTCCATCAGAATCCATTTACCTCTTCAATAAAGAGAATGCTGTCGATGGATCATGTATACCTTGTATATTGGGAACATACTCTGAAGGTCAAGAAACTGGTGATTCCTAATGAGAAACTGCCAATCATGCAATAAAAACCAATATCCAAATTTTGTTTTGGTTTATTTTATAGATGAGGATGATAGTTGGAGAATTATAGAGAATGAATTCAAAGACCTAACAAATGGTTATTTTGCTGTAGAGGGTGAACTTGGAGGTCTAACCAGTGGAATAACCAGACAAATTTCTAATTACATCAATGATCTTGGTTTCGGTGATGGAAGTTTTGGCGGATTTTTAGGAATAGTTTTAGTTCCAGTTTTTCAGTCTGGAAATTCACCAGACGGATCAATTGATCACCAGGCTATGAAATATAGAATGGGGGTATTTCGTGATACAATATCAGAGGAGTATAGAGATAATGTAATAATACTTGGAGAGGAAAGTGATCCATCGGGTGTTGCTCGAATCAATAGAGAAGATGATTATTCCGAAAGATTAATTACTGCCATAGAAACTATTCGACAGTCATACAACCAAGATGATCAAGAAGAATTAATAGATTTACATTACATTATAAATCTTATCGATGATTCTGGCTCACATACTGTCGAAGATGTTGATGCGATGTGGAGTAATTATTTTAGATACTTCACACCTCCACTTGAAGACGGAACAAACCCCGCAGTAGATTTATTCAATTCTCTTACGGTAGATGATGATGAGACTATTGTTGAATCGATACAGAAATTTGGAAATTTCGGTTCGAATTGGAGAACTGGTCTTGGCGAAGGTATAGGAACGAGACATGTAATTCGAGAAGTTGGTGAATTTTGGCCAACAACCATAATGCGTAGATTACATTTTCTTGCTGCACAGAGAAATAATAATTGGATAGAAAATTGTAGAAAAATGTGCAATCATCGGTGGACAACTGATGTAGGACATTATTATCCATATGTTGATGGACGAAATGGTATTAATTGGGATGAAATCAGCCCGGAAACTGCTGGTGTTAGTTTGGATGTGTATGGTATATTATACAACAAAAGAGAAAACTCAGATGAACCTGAAGATTATAGGTTTGATATAAGAGCAAACTTTCCGGATGCAGGCGGTTTTTCTACTTTATTTGCTAACGACTACGAAACGGTAGGAAATACTCTGGGAACCGTAAAGGCCGGGTTTACAGAAAGTCCATTTAAGGATGCCATATTTAACGCAAACAGGTTTGACTCAAATTGTCCATGTTATATGTTTGATCCAGTTAGAAACTATTATATACAAAATCTCCAAGATTTTAGAATTGACACACCGGAAGATGACGAAGATGGTTTCCAAGGCGGTGAAGATGGTTTCCGGCCGCCTGATCCACCAGAAGAATAAGGTTTAACAATGCCCATAGATCCAGAAAAAATATTAGAAACTACAAAGAAGAGCCAGATAGAGTTCTTCAAAAACGAAATACCAATCACCAACGATGGTAAAAAGAGATATACCTGTGCAAACCCAGAGGGCCCGGTAGATAACAATGGATGTCCCGCAGACGATCCTTATTGTAAGTGTCCAGAAGAAATAAAATTTCTTCAACCTAAAGACGCTTTCATTATTAGTAAATATGACTCAGATTTTGTATTCGATACCGAGGAAAATGATAAAAGATCTGAAGTATCAAATTATACAGTTATCGACTCGAACAATACTGTATTAGATGAGTTCGACACATTAGAAGATGCAGAAGAATTTATTAATGGTCTTGATCCTGCACCAGAACCAACAGATGAAGAATTGGAGGATCTTCTTCAGAAATCCAAATATTGTGATTTGATATCACAAGAATTAGGAGAAGAATATTTGGGATGTGATTGGGAGGATCCCGACTCATCTTCTAGTTGTACATGTCCAGTGATAGGAGAAAGGTACAAAGAGTGGAAAAAATATTATCAAACATATTCTTCGTTTTGGAATACACCAAAGCAAACTCCATTGCTCAGAAATGCACAGATGACACTATTGACGGCACAAACAGCACAGGCAATAGTTCATGGAGATTTTTCCATAAGACCGGGAGCGATTATAAATTTAGAGATACCTATGGGAAATAATGAAACTGGTCTTAAAAACTCAAGCGGAAGGTGGATGATTGCAGAAATCGAGCACATGATTGAGGGTGCAAACGCACACTCAATGAGACTTACCCTAGTACGAGATAGTTTATATGTTGATGCAAATTCCTCTCAATCAGTAGAAAGTTGATACATACAGAGCCATGATAGTAAATAACAGATATATCGACTTGGACGTAAATTTCTCTCGAAATTCCTTTAATGGGGACGTTTCGAAGTCTTTGGACTTGAATGCCATACAACAATCAGTTCTTAATCTAGTGTTAACTTCTAAAAATGAAAAACCTTTTCAACCAGATTTTGGAGTTGGGCTGTATGGTTACCTTTTTTCAATCTTAGACGGCTCGGATATTGGAGATTTGGCTTCTGAAATAGAAAGGCAACTTAAAAAGTATGAACCCAGAGTTCTTTTTGAGGAAATAGAAGTTGAACAAAATGATTATACCTTGGATCTTAAAATTACTTACTTCGCAAGCACAATGTCTTCAGGGCAACCAATATTACAAACAGTTAAACTCTCACTAACGAAGGTTCGATAATGACAAATCCCCAGTTAAACATTGGAAATTTAGATTTTGGTGATATAAAAGAAAGTATAAAAGGCTATCTAAAGAATCAAGATACGTTTAGGGATTATGATTTTGAGGGATCTGGTCTTTCGACTATGTTAGATGTTTTGGCGTATAATACCATGTATTATGCTTTTTACTCTAATATGATTACGAATGAAATGTTTCTTGATACCGCACAGAAAATATCAAGCCTCATATCATTAGCAAAACCTTTAGGGTATGTGGTTCCCGGCTCTCGATCGGCAGTAGGAACTGTTCAAATTAGGGCAGGAGGTCCGGCAAATCCAGTTCCAAAATATACTAGATTTATTGGAACGGACGAGACGGGAAGATCATTTAGTTTCTATACTATAAAGGATGAGGTAACGGACAGTTCAGGAACAGTGGAACTGCAAATATATCAAGGATCTAAACTATTCCAGAATGTTGTATTAAGCGTAAATGATCAAAGAACCAAGGGTTTCATAGGTAGAACTGATATTGAAATCAGAAGTCTCA